AAACTAAACGTGATCAGATGACGTTTAAAGATACATTACCTAATGGTAATTACATCGCTACAACTGCATATCACTATGTCTTAGTACAAGACAAAGGTGGCGTGTGGTCTCAAGCTGTTATCAGCATGACATCTACTCAATTAAAAAAGAGCAGACGTTGGAACAGTTTGATGTTAACTCAAAAAGTTAATGGTCCATCGGGAAGTTTTACTCCACCAACATACGCTATGATTTATAAACTTACTACTGTTAGTGAGTCTAATGATCGTGGTAGTTGGTTTGGGTATCAAGTTGAGAAAGCAGGTCAAGTTGAGGATGCTGGTTTATACGATGAGGCAAAATCATTTTCAACCGCAGCATCAAGAGGAGATGTCGAAGCTAAACCTACTGTAGAGGGGGAGCCTGTAAAAGAGGCACCTAAATCTAACAATACAGAAAGCCAAGAAGACGTACCGTTTTAGGTAAGTCTTCTACTTTAAACTGGAGGTTTAGTGGAGAGATTCAAATCTATATTTGAAGGCTTAGACGTAGCTTATGGTCAGCACCAATCCCAAGGGAAACGTGCTGACGGTAAGCAAGAGGGTAAATCCTATATTGTCAAGCAAGAAGTTAAAGATGGATTATGGTTAGAACACCTTAATGGTAATGGTCCTTCGTTAGGAATTATTCCTATTATGGCAGACAATACAGTTCGTTGGGGTTGTATTGATATTGATACATATCCAATTGATTACAAAAAAATAATAAATAGTATTAGAAATTTACAATTACCCTTAGTGCCTTGTAGGTCTAAGAGTGGTGGGATGCATATATTTTTATTTCTTAAAAACCCAGTATCCGCCAGATTAGTACGAGAGAAATTACGAGAGGTTGCATCTGGTCTCGGATATTCTTCTGTAGAAGTATTCCCCAAGCAATCAACCATACTAATAGAAAAAGGAGATCTAGGTAATTTCCTAAATCTTCCATATTATAATTCCAAAAGTACAACGAGATACGCCTATAAAGATGATGGAACAGCGGCGACATTGCCAGAGTTCTACACCTTATACGATAAATACGTTGTAGAAGAAATAGACAAAGTTGCAATCCAAGTATCTAATGAAGTCATAAAGGATGGTCCACCTTGTCTACAACAATTATGTACACAAGGATTTCCAGAAGGCACACGCAACAATGGATTATTTAATATAGGTGTGTATCTACGTAAGTTTGATCCAGACAATTGGAAAACATTACTAGAAAAATACAACCAGGATTATATGACACCACCATTGTCAGCATCAGAAGTTGTTACAGTTCAAAAACAATTAGAGAAAAAAGATTATAGTTATAGATGTAAAGAGCCACCAATAAATTCTTACTGCAACGCTAAAGTATGTAGTGGTAGAAAACATGGCATAGGTGGTAATGGATCATCATTAGAGTTTAGTGCATTAACAAAATTAGAAACAGATCCACCAGTATGGTTCTTAGATGTTGGTGATGCACGTATGGAATTACAAACAGAGGAGCTACAGATACAAACTAAGTTTCAAAAGAAATGTATGAATAGTTTGAATCACATGCCTCCTTTAGTAAAACAGTCAGTATGGCAGGAGAATATTGAAAGACTTATGGTCAATCTAAATACTATTCCTGTTTCTGATGATGGGTCGTTGGCCGGTCAGTTTGAAGCTCACCTCCAGGAGTTTTGTACTGATCGTGCCCAGGCTCTAAATCGAGATGAATTATTATTACGTAAACCTTGGACAGAAGATGGTGTTACTTGGTTTAGATTAAAAGATTTACAAGACTATCTCACACGTAACAAGTTTACTTATTTTAACACAGGTCAATTAGTACAAGCGTTAAGACATTTAAAAGGCAAGAGTGAGAAATATAATTTAAAAGGTAGAACAGTAAGAGTGTGGGGTGTGCCTGCATATCAACAACAAGATTCTGCGTTTGATATAAAGGAGGTTGATGGTGCACCGTTCTAAATTACCTAAATTAAAAAAAGGAATGCAAAGTGAGCAAATAGCTATTTTACATTTAATAGAAAAAGGATTTTTTGTATTTAAAAATTTGTATGGATTAGGACCTGCGGATCTTATAGCCATAGATGAAAGTGGTAAGGTGGAAATATACGATGTAAAAAGTGAAAGTTATCGCAAGACATGGAAACCTGGAACTCGTATACACAGACAACTTACACAAGAACAAAAAAGATTAAAGATGAAATTTATATTTGTAGGAAAGGATGGCAAATGCACAATAAGACTAAGATAATATTAGGACCACCAGGGACAGGTAAGACACATAATTTATTAAATTTGGTAGAAGAAGAATTAACCAAGGGTACACCACCTGATCGTATAGCTTTTGTAGCATTTACCAAGAAGGCGGCAACCGAGGCTCGTGACCGGGCAATGAAGAAGTTTAATTTAGAAGAACAACATCTTCCATACTTTAGAACTTTACATTCATTTGCTTTTAATCAATTAGGATTAACAAAGTCAGAGGTAATGTCACGTGATAATTATAAAGAGTTTGCACAAACATTTGGCATGGATTTAGGATCTGTTGCTGATGGTGCAGAATCTGGTGGCGTAGTAACAACAGACAATATTTTAATTAATGAAATAAATTTAGCACGTATGAAGTGTATGGATTTAGAACATCATTACAATGAATCTAATTTACAAGATATGTCTTGGCATTCATTATTACGTGCACAAAGATCATTAGAAGAGTTTAAGAAGAAAAAAGAAATATTTGATTTTACAGATATGATTGAACTGTATTTAGATTCTGGTCCTGTCCCAAAATTAGAAGTTGTATTTGTAGATGAAGCGCAAGATTTGTGTAAATTACAGTGGCGCATGATAAACAAGATAACAGAGAATGCAAGACAGGTTTACATAAGTGGTGATGACGACCAAGCTATATACAATTGGGCCGGTGCAGATGTTAGATATTTTATACAGTTACCAGGTGAAGTAGAAACACTAAAACAGTCTTTTAGGTGTTCTCGTGTTATTCAAAATTTATCAGGTAGAATAATAAATAGAGTTAAATTAAGAAGAAACAAACAATGGAGAGGCACAGAAAGAGCTGGATTTGTACAATACCATTCTTATCCAGATAGTGTTAATTTAAAAGATCCAGGTAGTTGGCTTGTAATGGCTAGGACTAATTATATGCTTGATGAGATAGAACGTGACATACGATTACAAGGTATGTTGTACAAAAGAAATAATAAATTACCTGTATCTACAAAATTATTAAATGCAGTAGAAGCATGGAAAAAATTAAATGGTGGTGAAATTGTACCACTTGTAGATATAAAAGACATATACTCATACATGTCAAGCCAGATAGGTATAGAAAGAGGTCATAAGACTCTTAAAATGGCTGACAAAGAACAATATGAGTTAGAAGAATTAGTAATGCATCACGGTTTGCTTATGGGTGGTAGACCATGGGATGTTGCATTTGATAAAGTTGGTAACAGAGATAAAGAATATTTAAGAGCCATAGAGGTAAGAGGGACAATATCAAAAACACCAAAAATAAATATTAGCACTATACATGGTGCTAAGGGTGGTGAGGCAGATAATGTAATGCTTCTTACAGACTTATCTAGAAAGTCACAAGAAGCTATGGAAAGAGATTCGGATGACGAATGCCGTGTGTTTTATGTAGGAGCAACACGTGCTAGAGAAACCCTACATGTAGTACAACCACAAAGAGACGGAGGATTTATAATATGACCTTTACTACGGGATTACCCCTAAAAACAAAAATAAAAACTAACGTGACAAAAAAAGAAATACTAGCAAAGGCTAGTGACCTTATTTCCAATGATAGAAACAAATCACATGGTGATGCATTTAATAATCATGCTGAGATAGCAGAGTTTTGGAATATATTTCTTGATAAGAAATTAAATCCAATGGCTAGTATCACAGCTGATGATGTGGCTATCATGATGATATTGTTAAAAATATCTAGACATACACAAGGTGATAAAAATAACATGGATAACTTTGTTGATATGGCAGGTTATGCAGCAATAGCAGGAGAAATTAGTGACGCAGGATCTTTTTAAGACAGTTACATCACAATGGGTTGCGCCTACGGAGTTCCCTCGTATAGAGGGACGCGTGGCGATTGATTTAGAAACATGTGATCCAGAATTAATTAAACATGGCCCAGGGTGGCCAACAAAGAAAGGTAAGGTGATTGGTATAGCCATGGCTACTGCATCATTTAAGGCTTATTATCCTATTGCACACGATGGTGGTGGCAACATGGATGAGAAGAAAGTTGTAAAATATATAAAATCTATTTGTGAAGATGATTCAATAGAAAAAATATTTCACAATGCGCAGTATGACATAGGTTGGTTATGGGCACTTAATATAGAAGTTAAAGGCAGAGTGCACGACACAATGGTAGCAGCAGCTCTAATAGATGAAAATAGATATTCGTATACTCTTAATAGTATAGTGCATGAATATTTAGGTGAGTTTAAAAACGAACAAAAACTAAGAGAAGCAGCAGAAGCATTTGGTGTAGATCCAAAATCAGAGATGTATAAATTACCAGCAATGTTTGTTGGTGAATATGCAGAAGCTGATGCAGATCTTACATACAAATTACATGAAAAGTTATCTTGGGAAATTGTAAAAGATAATCTTACAACTGTATACGATGTAGAGTGTAAATTAATAAATGTTATAT